ACAATCACCGTGACATCTGCAACAACATTTACTATTCCTGTGACTTTGAGCGATACCTATATCTCAGGCGGTCAAGTAGTTAATTCCACAACCTTTACAGCGCAGTCAAACTTCAACCTTCTCAAAGCTGCCGTTCAACCTCAGCAGACAGGCACTACCCCGCTTCAATTCCAATTATCAGCAGCGAACAATCTTCAATTCTTCAATGCTCGTGTGCGCGATGCTAAGACCATCATTACTCCTGAATTTACCTATGGCTACATCACCTCTCAATGGATATTCTTTTGCCCTGACCCACGCGCCTATGACAACAGCCTTCTATCGGCTACCTTGGGTCTTGACGGCCCACTAGGTCGCACATACAACCGTACTTACAACCTGACTTACCTCTCAGGTACTTACACTCCAAATACCCCTGTATTTAATTCAGGGCAAACTAATACCTACCCTGTTATTACCTTCAACGGCCCAATAACTAACCCTGTATTTGGCAACAACACAACTGGCACTTATTTAACTTTGAATTACACTTTCACAAACACCGATGTCTGCGTTATTGACCTTGGAGCTAAGACGATCACTCTTAACGGAAATCCTGCGCGTAATCTAATGCAGGGTGGCTCTAATTGGTTCTATGCTCAACCCGGCAACAACGCCTTCTATTACAATGGTTCAGGTACACTTACAGGTACAACCTCTGCAAGCGTTTCGTGGAGAAACGCCTACATCTAGGAGAATAAATGGCATTACGCACACCCCCAAGTTGGTTACAAAACGGCTCGCACACCGCCGAAAATGACCGCTTAACAACTACAGGTTCTCTATGGGGTGCTTCGGGCGTTATCCGTTCTGCTGACTTGGCTGTTACTGCGCCGGGTGGAACAATGACTGTTTCTGTCGCATCAGGTTGGGCTGCAATTCTAGGTACTTACCAAACAAATATGGGTACTTATATGGCGTACAACGATGCTGCCGCTACAGCAACCATTACAACAGCCGACCCATCAAACCCTCGTATTGACCTTGTATGTATTACGGTGAACGATGCGGCTTACACAGGCTCTCTTAACTCTGTTGCTATAAATGTGGTCAAGGGAACTGCGGCAGGTTCTCCAACTGTTCCTAGCACACCAACTAACTCCATCGCGCTAGCTCAGGTTGCCGTTGCCGCTGGCGCAACTTCTATTACATCAGGAAACATTACAGATGTTCGCGTTCGCGCTCAGATCATCGAGCCAACAATTTCATCGGCTGCTACTACCGCCGTACCTCTTAGAATTGTCCTCAACTCAGGACAAACAGCTAACGCTATGCAGATTATCTCTTCCGCTGGAACCGTACTCAACGGATTCGATTCAAGTGGTAACCTTCTCGCAGGTGCAGTAAATGTGGCATCACTAGAATATGAGTTCGTAATGGGAGCGTACTAAACAATGGCAACTAATACACCAGTCAATTTCTTTAGAGGTAATCCTCAATATGGCGCAACTAACGTGGCTCGTACCGTTACTACTGCTGCCCTTACCTCAAACCTCGTAACAGTAACTTTTGGTTCTAATCACGGTCTATCTCAGGTTGGCTCACTTATCTCTATTCAGGGTGTCGGTACATCTTATGACGGACTATTCCCTGTGAACTCTTTTCCTGGACTTAACACCGCTACCTATGTCGTAACTGCTTCCAATATCTCATCAGCCTCAGTAACCCCTAACGGTTCAGCAATTATTAACTCAGGTGTAACTGTCGGTGGAACAATCTCTAACGTGGCAGTAGTGAACTACACAGCAATCGTTACAACAGGTTCAGCACACGGTCTTGTTATTGGCGATATTGTTCGCGTGAATGTGGGACAGACTGCAACAGACGGAACTTATGTAGTTACCTCAATTCCATCAACCACACTCTTTACTTACACCTCAGCAACTCAGACTCTTGCCTCAACCTCTATCTCTCAGGGCGCGTTCGGTAAGTATCCTGCTAACTACACACTTGCTGCTTCTACTAACGGAATTGTGACGAACGCAGTATTTTCTAATCCAACTGCTTCATCTGCTCAGGTCAATCTCACTATCAACGGAACTGCCGTAGCAAAGCAATTAACTGTCGCTGCTAACGCTTCTGTATTTCTAGACATCAAGCAATACTTCGCTACAACTCAATCTGTCGTAGTCGGTGGCTCAATCCCTCAAATAGATGCCCAAGTATCGGGCATTACTATTGTCTAAGGAGTAGTTAAATGGGTCAAACAGTTATTTCAGCACCAATCGTTCAAACGGGTCAAGCGTATCCATACGACCCAGTCAAAAATCCTCTTGGGTTAAAATCTTGGACTCAGTATTGGAAAACTTCTACAACAAACGGAAATAATATCAACTCTTATCCAACTAGCCGTATTATTTATGCAAATGGTATTTATGCTTTTGTAATCAATTCGGGATTTGTTTTTTATTCAACAGACGCAAAAAACTGGAATACTCAATATGTTGGTTCTGCAAATATGTATTGCCTTGCTTATGGAAATAATACTTGGGTAGTTGCTGGCTATGCAGGTGTTCTTTATACTGGAACTCCTGGGGGTACTTGGACTGCTCGAACATCTCAATTTGGGGCTAGTGCTTATATTTATGACGTGAGATGGATTCCTACTGTAAGTTTATTTATTGCCTGTGGATCACCTACTTCATCAGGTGCTTGCGCTATCGCATCATCTCCAGATGGCATAACTTGGACTAACAGATTTAATGATGTAAATAGTGGAGCCATTTATGCAGCAATAGATTATGACCCTAGTACTACTACTATTACACTTGCTTGTGGAAATGCAACAAATAATGTTTATTACTCAACAAATGGAACAAGTTGGACTGGTATAAATCCGTGTAATGAAGCAAATTACACAACTCAATTTTTAAGAGGAGCGTTAAATAGATTTGTTGCTGGAAGATCATCTATATTAAGTTCAACTACCGCAAATATAACTTCCGTACCTTGGTACTCACAAAGCCCTGCTATTTATTTTCAAACACCAAACAATAATTCTACTTGGGTTGGAGGTGTTGCAAGCAGTTCAAATCATATTTATGAAATGCAATATGATTCAGTAAATAATTATTATTACCAATACGCACCACAAAGTTATTATTCAAGTGCCTTACAAAATGGTGTTATGGAACTTATTACTTATGACGCAAGCACAGTTATTAACACTAATTTTAATAATGCAACACAATATAATGCCGCATTTCCAATTATAAAAACTGAAACAGTTCCGCTTACTAGTTTATACAACGGGGGTAGTAGAGTACCAACCAATTTTGGTTACGGTTATGCAAATGGAGTTCACATTCTTGCGGGAAATAATATGGGCACAGATTTATCTTTTCAGATTTATACAACGGCGTAAAGGAAAATAAATGACACATACATATAAAGTTGATAATACTTTGACTTGCGTTATTTACAATGACGAAGTCGAAGTTGGCAAAGTTGGACCGTGGGGCGAGGCTGAGGGTGCTGATGATTTTGGTAAAGATTTAGTGCGCGTGTATAACGATAAAACTATTAACGTGAATAATGCCGTCTATCCCAATGAATTACGACCTCGCCCTGTATTGGATACTGACATAAACCCTAACGAGCCTAAAGCCGTCACAGGAGCAAGCACCCCAACAGCGTAATAGGATAGGCAAATGGCTACTACTTATTATCGGTATCTATTCGCCGACCTACTGACTAATAACATTATTGGCGAATTGCCGATTACCAATGTCAATTTCACGCAACAATTAAACGCTGCTGGAACGCTGACAGGGGATTTACTTCTATCGGGCGTACAGTCAGTAAGCCTTAATGTGCTTAACTCAACTATCCCCGGCAAATGCGCTGTCTATGTAGATCGAGCTGGAACGCTAGTTTGGGGCGGGATTATTTGGAATCGCGAATGGGATAGCCAAAGCCAACATCTCAAGATTACGGCTAGAGAGTTTGAGTCTTATTTTGAGCGTAGGCGTATTACAACAACTCAATCGTTCTCAGGGGTAGATCAACTCACCGTTGTTCAAAACTTAGTTACTGCGGCCCAAGCCGTTCCTTATGGCAATATCGGCGTAGTCGTGCCTACCAATACTTCGGGCGTAACCGTCAATCAGATTTATTACAACTATGAACTCAAGACTTATTTCAGCGCAATGTCAGACCTAGCAAAAGCTACAAATGGTTTTGACTTCAACATCAAGGTTGCCTATGACGGCGGTGGAAATCCAACTAAGACCCTGCAACTTGGCTATCCGCGCCTTGGTAATACCTATTCATCTACTTCAACTACCGTTCCTGTCTTTCAACTTCCTGCTGGCAACATTGTTCAATATAACTACAAAGAAGATGGCACTAAAGCGGCTAACACCGTTTATCTCACAGGTGCAGGTTCTAACGAAGGCAAATTACTTGTTACAGCCACAGATGCCACAAAAACTGCTGCTGGTTGGGCATTACTTGAGGACTCAGTCAATTACTCCAACATCACAGACTCAACCTTGCTTACCAATATGGCAACAGGTCAGGTCAGCGTAGTTTCCTATCCACCTCAAACGCTACAGATCGTTGCTCCACCTTATATTGATCCTGTCTATGGCTCATACAGTCTTGGCGATCAGGCGCGCGTAATTGTTACAGATGACTTTTACCCAAGTGGCTTTGACGGCAACTATCGCATCATCGGACTTAATGTAAGCCCCGGTGAAAACAATCAGCCTGAGCGCGTAACCTTAACCCTTACGACAACAAGTAACTAGGAGTAACTGTGCCTTATGTAAATCAACCGCCAGCTTTGCGCGACATCTTTGCTGCTTTAGATGCTCGTATTTCAAAACTAGAAACATCAGCGCGCTTTACGATTCCTGTTGTGGCTACTGACCCAACCAATTACCGTAATGGTGATATGTGGTACAACTCCACAACTAACATTCTTAAGTTCGTTAATTCGGCTGGTACAATTAAGACAATCACGCTGACTTAATAACCCGAAAGGGCGCAACCTATGACTGCAACAGACTGGGCAACTATCGCCTACTCATATTTTTTCCTTTTAGCAGGGCTTGGGGCTGGATTGGGATATTTTGCAAAACATTTTGTTAAACAACATACCGAAGAAATCCGTGAAGATTTACAGAAGATTATGTACGCGCTCTACAACGATGGTCAGACAGGACTGATTAACAAGGTTGATACCCTCATTGAGAAGCAACAGGAGATAAAAATAGATGTTGAAGTTCTCAAAGCAAAATCAGAATAGATTACGCTCGATCTTTCGTACTTGGTTTGAGTCTTTTCTCGTTTTCGAACTAGCTTTTCACTACACAGATTTAGTCAAGAAATCAGTCATTATCCCTACAGTCTTTGCTGCGGTAATCCCTGTGGTTCTGCGCTATCTCAACCCTAAGGATAGTTTCCCCGACTAAAGGTAAGATAAATGGATGCACACGATCAAGTTACTACTAACAATTATATTGTCCATTATCCGGCGCACCCGGAGAGGACAGAAGACCCGCATTACAGAGATTTTGATGCGTACCGCAAAGCCACTCAAGCCACAGCAGTCTGCGCTGTCGGAGGACATCGTCAAGATTTCTCTGAGTGCGATGGAGGACTAGAGCTACACCACGCACACATTGAGTTCAGCCTACAAAACGGCGTTGATCTCAAATGGCTAGAGGTTGATTACCCCGGTGTATCTAATCCCGATGAAGTCGGTAAGTGGGTAGAATCAGCAGAGAACCTAATGTGGCTTTGTGTTAAGCATCATAGGGGCGCAGGTGGAATACATCACGCCGCTTATGCTGATTATGAAGCACAAAAGTATGTTCGTAACCTCATCGGAAAGAAGGATAAAGATGGCAAAGTTCAAACTGAACCTAACGCTTAAAGAAAAAAGTTTATTAGAGCACTACGGCTACGGCATTGTTGCTGCTGGCTATGCTGCTTATCAAATCAAGCCACACGATTCACTCAAGCAACTTGCAACAGAAGCAGTCGTTGGTGGATTGCTAGTGCCTATCTTGGCTCGCGTAAATCCTAAGTCACTTGTGAACACAATCAGCGCAAAAACAGGCGCACCTGCTCCACTTGTAGAGGCTGCCGTTGATGCTGCCGTTGCTGAGGGAAACAAGATCGCTAAGGCTGAAACTACTAAGTAGTAGAATTACGAAAGAGCCTCGACCTTGGAGAAGGGGTCGGGGCTTTTTTATTGGAGGATAAATGGCAAACGCACTAGACATCGTTCACACCGCTCAACAGCAGGTGGGCTTTGTCGAGGGTGCTAATAACGACAATCCTTACGGCACTTGGTATGGAATGAACAATCAACCCTATTGCGCGATGTTTGTGAGCTGGGTATTTGCCCAAAATAATCTCTCACACTTAGTCGCTGCTCAAACAACAAAGGGCTTCGCCTACTGCCCTGCTGGACTTGCGTGGTTTCAACAAAAAAGTTGCGTGGTCAATAAATATGACGGCAGACCCGGCGATTTAGTTTTCTTTTCATTTAACGGCAATGGACAAGCCGATCACATTGAAATTATCGTAGATGCTTCTAAAGATGGCATAACAACTGTTGGTGCAAATACAAGCCCTGACCACGCGCTGACCGCATCACAGGCTAATGGCAACGGAGTTTATTTACGCCACCGCCCTTACCTTTATGTCTTAGCAATCGTTCGCCCTCAATACGAAACAACTCTCAAGCCAGCCACATCTATAGGCACAAACAAGATGGTTGCAGGTGGCGTTGCTGGCGCGACTGCTCTTACCGGGGGAGGGATGGCAGTTACTCACAACTCAACCCCTGCCGTCACTAAGCCCACAACCGTATTTACTGCCCCCGCTTGGGCTGCTTCGGACTTCCCGCTTAAAGACAAGACCCCGCAAGAATTGGCAGTTGAGAAAGCGTTATACAAGGCTGGCTTGCTCCCTGCGGTTGCTCAGAACACGGCTTGGACATCTACCCATATCAGCGCACTTAAAGCCTTTCAGAAACGGCAAGGAAGCCCGCAAACAGGTATCGTAGATAAATCAACCTACATAGCTCTAATGAAGGAACTGCCTTGATACGCGTACCGATTACCAACCCTAAAGCCCTTGCCCTTGCATCAGGTACGGCTATGACCACTTGGACTGCTTGCGGATATGCCACCGATCTTCACCATTTAATGCTGGTTGGAATCGCTGCCCTTGGGGGAGGTTCTGTACCCCACAATCCCACCTCAAATCCGGGCGTTCAACCTGACTCTCATATCGTCACTCCGTATGTAAATAACATCGAATAGAATCCGCTAATGGCTAAGAACAAAGGTAGAGGCGAACGCAATGACAATCGCCCAAATGGTAAGGCTGTCAAAAAGCATCCCAAGACTAATAAAAAGACTGGGCGCACTATCGGTGGTTATTCTCCCGCTAAATTAAAAATTAGGGCTGCGACACGCTCTCAAGTTAAACAAGTTTCAGAACCCGCGTTGTAAAGTAACGCCGTTGGTCAGATACCAACAGGGTATAGCAGACTAGGCTTCGAGTGATATTAAAGCCTAATAAGCCTCCGTCATTAAAAGGCGGGGGTTTTTGCTTGCGCGTGTCTTAAGCGGTTGTCCACAGGTTTAAGTTAGGCTTCCCCACGAAAGGGAGGCAACTAATGGCAATAGCCGATCTATTAAACCAAGCGATGATTCAGCAAAATAAATTGTGCGCTATGGGCAAAATCCTTGAAACTCTTAGCGAAAAAGATAGAACTGCCATAGATAAAGCTACAGAAGGTGGCGTGTCAGGTTGGGCAATTTTTAACGCTTTGAAGTCAGAGGGATACAAGATCAGCAATAACACTTTCTATAACCACACAAAGGGAATGTGTCGATGTCCGAAAAATTAAAAAAGATACTTGCAGAACGCCTAGCCGATTATGGTGATGCTCATACAGAGTTCACTCGTATCGGTCGCATTTGGGGCGCGCTTCTTAATATGGATGAAGATATTGCCCCGCACGAAGTTGCACTAATGATGGATGCGCTCAAATCTGTTCGCATTACTAAAAATCCATTTCACGAAGATTCTTGGCGAGATAAGCAAGGTTATGTCCAACACGGAATGACGATTGTAGGAATAGATGAGTCTTGAAGATAAACTTAACGATACCGACCCACAGATAACTGAACTGCGTAACGCTTTACTCAACGCACAAAGGCAACTGGCTAAGGTCAAGAAGAACCGCGATGACTTTACTGCTGCCGTAGTTCAAGCGGCTCACGATGCGATGCTTGCGGCTGGCCCACTACCTGCCGTTCCTGCACCTGTAAAAGACACTCGCGCAAAGAAGGCTGAGGTTGCGCTACTGCACTCAACCGACTGGCAATTAGGCAAGCACACTCTCACATACGACAGTAAAGAGTGCGAACGCCTAGTCAAGCAATCTATTGAGAAAACAATTTTGCTCACTAACATCCAACGCGCAGATCACCCTGTAAAAGAAGTTGTTGTGATGTTCGGTGGAGATCATATTGAGAACACAACGATATTCCCAAGCCAAGTCTATGAAGTGGACTCAGATGTTATGAGTCAGTTTGTGGATGCTTCCCGAATTATGATTGAGATAACCCGCACACTCTTGGCTAACTTTGAGAAGGTAACAGTTATCTGTGAGCCGGGCAATCACGGAAGAATTGGAAAGTTTGGCGAACTACCTAAGGATATTAACTGGGATAAGTTGGCATTTATGTTTGCAGGTCAAGCTTTGAAAGATGAGAAGCGTTTAACTTGGCAGATGACTAAAGAGGACATACAGCGTGTCACAATAAAAAATTACAAGGCTCTCCTTATTCACGGCGATGAAATTCGTTGGGGTACTGCATCCACAATCGTTCGCTTTGCTGATCGTTGGAAATCAGGTGCGTATAAGTTTTTTGATGAGGTAGATAAGATCACCAAGGGTTTTGACTTCCGCGATCTCTATATTGGTCACTATCACCAACACCAAAGTTGGAATATGGCTAACGGCGAGGGAAGTGTGTTTATGAGTGGCGCAGTTGAATCAGGTAACCGCTACGCAAGAGATTTACTTGCCAGCAATGGTGTGCCTTCTCAACGCTTGCATTTCATTGACGGAGAAAAAGGTCGCGTAACTAGCGAGCATAGGTTGTGGTTGGACTAATGAGAAAACCTTGGGTCAAATCAAAAGAAATAACTCTTGAAGATTTAGCGTGGCTTATGTTTGAGAAAACTACATTCCTTGAAGCCCAAGAGTTTGCCTACGATCTAGGCTATGAGATTGTGATTAGGTGGAAAGAATGACAACAATCATTGCAATCCAAAATGAAGATGGCGTAGTTTTCGGTGCTGACTCATTGGTAACTGCTAACCGCAAATTTAATCACCCGCGAATGGTCAAGATTTCACAACGCGGTGAATTTATTATTGCGGGGGCTGGCGAATCTGCGGCGTGTGATCTCGCCCAACATTGCTTTGTTCCACCTAAGCCAACGGCAACAGACAAAAAAGATATTTACCATTTCATCATCTCTAAAGTCATCCCATCGCTCAAGCAATGCTTTAAGGACAACGACTACAAATGGGATAAAGACCCTGATGATGACTACAACTTTGCTTTCCTCATTGCCGTATGCGGTGAGGTGTTTGACATCGCCGATGATTTTGCAGTCAGCCTAGACTCATCGGGATTTTATGGCGTAGGTTCGGGTTCGAGTCTTGCCATTGGTGCGCTTGAAGCCGGGGCAGATATTCACCAAGCCCTAGAGATCGCTAGTAAGCACGACCCCTACACAGGTGGGCCGTATATGTTTATGGAGCAGTTGAAGGCTTAATCTTCCTCGGCTATTTCATCCTGCCCGAAGTCAATAGTGCCAATTTGGGTGATGTCTAATTCTTGATTTTTGGCTGCCATTAGCCCTGTCACAAAGAGGGTGCTGGCGCGATTACAGATGTCATCTATTTGGTCGGGGTACTTCAATTCAGCCTCTACCACAACGGCAAGGCTCCATAGGCTGATCTGTACGCGAATCATAGGTCTATCTTGGCAGAAAACACGCTGGCGCGGTGTTTCACAATCCGTAATCTATCGTCTAGGGTTCTCCCAACTGGTCGGAGAGAACTGACCCCTACAGAAAGAAGGCAAAATGGCTAGATTTAATCTAGACGAGTACGACACAGTCGAATCCCGAATTAAAAAGTTTTGGGAAGCGCATCCAAACGGTCGAATTTTGACCGAGATTTTATTTGATGATGATAAGCGCAAAGTAGTTAAAGCTCATATCTTTCTCGACAAAGAAGATCAACGCCCAACAACAACAGGGATGGCTGAGGAAATTGTTGGCTCATCTATGGTCACAACATCCAGCGCACTAGAAGTATGCGAAACAAGTGCGATAGGTCGCGCGCTTGCCAACTTCATCTTCTCAGGCAATAAACGCCCAAGCCGTGAGGAAATGCAGAAGGTTGAACGCTATGAAAAGAATCCACCAAAACTTAAAGCAGTACGCACATTAACGCCTGAGCAACTAACTCGTTTAGAAGGCATATTAAAGATCATTGGTGAAACAAACGATGTAGAAAACCTACGCGTTATTTGGAATCAAGAGAAAGATTTTTTGGATGACAGGGTTGCAGGTACGACCCTTAAAGATGCTCTCAACAAGAGAGTGCAGGAATTATCGTGAAGCAAACATCCATAGAGGCTCGCGCCAAGATTGAGCCAAAGATCGGAACATTGCGCCGAAAGGTCTATGAGTTATTTCTGAATAGAGGGATGGGCGGTCTTACCGATCAGGAGATTGAAAAATACCTGCATCTTGACGGTAATACCGTTCGCCCAATCCGAGGCTCACTTGTAGAAGGTGGGTTTGTCATTGACACAGGAACTACACGCAAGAACGATAAAGGTAACAACTGCATTGTTTGGCGTTCAGCCGATGAAGGGATGTTGCTATGAGTGAACCTATTGAGGATGCGCTTGATGAACTTCCAAATGACCCATTCTTTAACGATTTGCTTTCTCAACTAAGAAAAGCAGCGTATCGCTTTTACAACGCACGGCTTGTCTTAACGGGTGACTTAAAAGAAACTATTTTAGAAGAAATAAAAGAACCTGATTCAGAATATGACTTGTTGGAATCTCAAGTTATTTCTGTATGCGTGGAAGATACTGTTTTCGTAGTTGCCCAATGGCTGATGAAATATCGGATGCCTCAAGAAGAAATAGAAATAGATTCAATGGCTCTCGATTATGAAGAAATGATGCACCTAATTGGCGTACACGCCCTTAAAGATTGGAAAAATTCAAATGCGCATAATCTGCACGACTAAACAGCATTGGGAAATCAAGGATGGCAAGTTAATCCTTGGTGCTAAAAATGATGAGTTTCTTGCTGAGCAACTTACCAAGATGACTGTTCGCATAGAGGCAGAAATTCGCTTAGACATCTACGAGAAAATCTGCTCTTTGTCACTTACTACTAACCGCAAACAACTTGTAAAGCTGGGCATTGAAAATGTTGCGCTAATGGTTCAAGATGCTTGCGCTCAGATTGCGCTAGGTGAAACCAAATGATTAAGGTCACCTCATACGGACAAACAAACGATTGGGGCTTTGCTATCAAATACAACCCTGATTACAAAGATGTATCTATTGACTTCCTTAAGTGGTATTTAGCGATTGGAATAAGCGATGACAATTAAAACAGGTTCAGGAATGTCCGATGACTGGGGCTTTGGCATTTTCATCAACATTCAAGATCGCTCCTTTTGTGTCAGTTTCATCAAGTTCTACTTCTATGTGGAGGTATGGAAAAGATGAGCGTAGTTACCCCTGAGCAAGTCGAACGCCGACTTAAGGAGTTAAGCAAACTCATTGACGAAGCCCACGATCAGTTAGTAGATAGCGAGGCTAACTATCACCGCAACAAGGCTGAATACGAATTGGCTATGGCTAAATCTCGTATAGGTCTTGCATCTAAATCATCGCCTACTGGCAAGAACTACACAGTTGGAGAGCGTGAGGATATGGCACTTATTGAAAATGGCGATCTACACAAACAGACTGCTACCGATGAAGCCATCGTCAAAGCTAACCGCGCAAATGTCGCTCGACTTCGAGTGCAAGTAGATATTGCTCGCTCTATTGGAACTTCGGTTCGGACAGGGATGGATGTAGCGTGATTGGATTTATTTGGGTTGCAGTTTTAATCTTATCCGCGCTTATCGGAATTGGGTTTGGGCTTCTTGGTCTTGCTCAGTTCAAATACTGGAAGCGTAAATACTAATGAGCGATATAGCAAAGATGCTGATTGGCTCACTATCGGCACACGATGACACTCGTGACCGATCTACTCAGACTGACATCGGCCCATCTCAAATAGGGGATTGCCGGCGTAGAGTCTTTATGCAGATTACTAATGCGCCAAAGGTTAATCAGACGGATTCCATTGCCGCGATTATGGGTACATTCATTCACGCTGGAATTGCAGAAGCGATTAAGCGCGATGACCCATTCGGTGACAACTTTATGATCGAGCAAGAGTTCGCTTATGAAGGCTTGCGCGGTCACATAGACCTATATATCAAAGACCAAGCGCGCGTAGTGGACTGGAAAACAACTAAGGCTAAGAACCTGCGTTTCTTTCCTAGCGATCAACAGCGTATGCAGGTACAGATTTATGGGTACTTATTAGAGATGAACGGCTTACCAATAGAAATCGTGACTCTTGTTGCACTAGCTCGCGATGGTTCTTCAAAAGATATTAAGGAACACTCCGAGCCTTATGACAGGAAAATTGCTGAACAAGGATTAAAGTGGCTTGCAGAAGTTAAAGAAGCGGCTGAAAAGAATCTTCCTCCTGCTCCTGAGAAGGATGTTTATTTCTGCCGTGACTATTGCGATTACTACGACCCAACAGGAGTTAATGGATGTCCAGCAAAATAACTCTTGATGATGCTTCTCAGCGTTATCGAGTAACCAAGCGCACCATTCATAGATGGATAAAAGACAACTCTATTACTCAATTTGACGATGGAACTTATGATGGCGCGCAACTTGACGATGCGGTGAACAACACCATTCCGGTTATTCACGGCTATATGGATGTGGACTGGGATAGGGCAGCGTGTAAGAACCTGCCCACCGAGTTCTTCTACAAAGTCGAGGAACGCAACGCGCTGAAAGTCATTGACCTTGATGTCTTTCGCTTTACCTGTACGCCTTGCCCTATTTGGAAACAATGTCTAGGTTATGCCTTTAAGAACGAGCGATACGGCGTTTGGGGCGGGATGACCGCAGATGAGAGGCGATCACTTGACGATAAAAAAGACTCAGAGATGAGAACCCAAGTGATGAGCGACTTTGCAAGGTTTGGCGTATCAGAAAAAATGATTAACGAGGCGATTGGCAAATAATGGTTGTGGAGGAGCAAAATGAGATTACTTGATTTATTTTCCAAAGCCGGGGGTGCATCTATGGGTTACCACAGGGCAGGGTTTGAGGTTGTAGGAGTGGATATAAAAAAACAAAAGCGTTATCCGTTTGAATTTATACAAGCAGATGTTTTAGAAATTCTTGATAATCAAAGTTTCTTAAATCAGTTTGATGTAATAGCTGCTTCTCCGCCGTGCCAAACACACAGCATTACTCAGCACCTTAGAAACGCACAAGGTAAATCAACAAACAAAGTTGATCTCATTCCTCAAACTCGCGCGGCTTTACAAAGTTGGGGTGGAGTTTATGTAATTGAAAATGTACCGGGAGCACCGCTTATCAACCCGATAATTCTTTGCGGTTCATCTTTCAATCTAAAAGTACGCCGTCACCGTCAATTTGAATCTAATGTTCAACTGACTGGTTTAACTTGCGATCACAAAACACAAGGCCGACCAGTCGGAGTATATGGTTCGATGAAAGATGAAATTCCGGGGGGGGACACACCGCTAAAACGATTGAGCAAGCAAGGGAAGCGATGGGAATTGACTGGATGTTATGGGGCGATTTGGTTGAAGCCATACCGCCTGCATACACAGAACACTTAGGCAAACAAATAATGGAGGCAATGAAATGACTTGGGTTAAATTAGATGATGGATTTCCTAACAATCCTAAAATAGTTGGGTTAAGCGATCACTCGTTTAGGCTCTATGTTTCAGCACTTTGTTATTCAGGCAAGTACCTCACAGATGGATTTATCCCACAGGCAGTTGTAGATCAGTTAGGCAACCCTGATGAGCTACTCGATAACGGGCTTTGGGAAGAAACTTTGGGTGGCATATATGTCAATAACTACACCGAATACCAAACACCAAAGGCTGAGGTTGAGAAGAAGCGCGAAGCCAATCGCAATCGTGTAATGCGTTACAGAGAAAAAGGTAATAGTGTTAGTAATGCGTTTGTAATGCAACCAGATAACAGAGGACAGATAACAGAATCCATAAATAACTACACCGAAGATTTTGAGAAATTTTGGAATTCCTACCCAATCAAAATTGGCAAAGGCTCAGCATTTAAGGCTTGGCTAAAGGCTCTTAAGAAAGCCGATGCAGAAACTATCGTCACAGGTGCGCTTCGATATGCAAAAGACCCTAACCGCGAAGCTGAGTTCACAGCGCATCCTTCAACTTGGCTCAATGGCGAACGATGGCTTGACTCAGACTTGCCCGAAAAACGCGCGAGGATTGGCTCTAAGCCACTTTTACCTAGCGCGCCAGCAATCCCACGATTTACGCCCGATGATGTCCCCAAGGGCGTTCCTGCGCCCAAAAACATCCGTGACATTGTGCGCCAAATGTCCGATAAGTCACAGTAATCTGTTACTATTATCGTAAGCATTACGCAACCGCAAGGGGGTGATTATGACTACTGCAATCGTTAATCCGGGTTTTGTCCAACCGGGTGACCAAGTTAAATTTGGCAACTTAATTTTCACAGTTAAATCCTCCGAGGCTGATTTATCAGGAGCTTGGGATTTCTATTTAGAGAACGAGAATGGCGCGACCCATAAAGTCGTGACTGACTCAGTTACCCTGATTGGGTAAAATTGGCGTCATAGGCGTCATAGGCGTCATTAAGAATGACGGGAGTGACGGGAATGACGGCTTTCAGTTGTGACGGTACACCTGTGCCCCAAGGCAGCCTCAAGGTCATAAATGGGCATATTCTCCACTCTCAAGGTTCAGCCCTTGCCGTTTGGCGTTCAACTATTGCTCTTTCAGCTCGATTCGCTGGCGCAAAGCCTTTAGATGGCCCAATGGGTATAGAGGTTACCTTTAGGGTTCGCCGCCCCAAGACTGTTAAGCGTGAATACCCAAGCGTAGCCCCCGATTTGGACAAATACATACGCGCTTGCCTAGATGCGCTCACAGGAATCTGCTACATAGATGACTCTCAGATTGTGGACATCAAAGCTAAAAAAGTCTATTCCGATACACCGGGGGCAGATATATCTGTTCACCCAATGTTCACTTTAGACACGCCCTAACTCTAGAAAAACCGTAATCTATGCCGTAATGTATTCCTTGTCAGGGCAAGTAGCTCAGATGAACTAAATACCTAATAACGGAGGTAGCAAAATGAAATTAGTACCAACAAACGAAAAAATAACAATTAAATGGTTTGCAGTTTTGTCTGACGGTTCTCAAATGCGCAACAACAAAGGTTTTATTCACAACGCTTGGGATGTTGTGTGTTCTTGTGGTTGGGAATCAAGAACTGGTGGCGCAATTAAAGCGGCGGTACAAAAAGATGTAGATCGTCACAAATGGCTTGTTCACGATTATGAATGGTCTTATGCAAACAAGGTAGGTGCATAAATGAAACTCACCGCAACTGACTTTGATCAGCTCACAGTTAATTCAACTAATTGGGCAAGCACTCTAAAGGCGTGGAAGAAGCAAGAAGGTCGCTTTGAAACCCTAGATGACTCAACTGACTTGGATTACACATTCTTTCGCGCTTATTGGCTAGAAGGTTATCCAAGCGTTCTCTTTGCCAAAGCGTTCCTTGAAGCCTTGAACTTTGAATACAAGGTTCTCTTTGATACCGCCGATTCACTTTATGTCATTACTACTAACTATGGAGGCGAACTCTAATGTGGTCATTTCTTGCTCTTGGATTTCTTGTCATCACAGCCATATTTCTAGTTCTTCACTATTTTGAGGATGGTGACCGATGAGGTGCGTATGGTGCGGAACTAAAGGCGGGTTCGCCAATCGCTTGATAATCCATCTTGTTGAGATGGAAGCATCTATCGCAGAGTGCGAATGGTGCTCACTAAAGATCGAAGTTAATTTTATGAAGGAGGCATCGTGAGAATGGAACGCAAGTATGTTGTGCGCCGTAGAGTTGTATTTGGTGTTGCAGCTTTAATCGGAATTATCGCCGCTTATTATCTTGTCAATCATATTTGGTGGACAGGCAACGGATGGTGTTGGGGCGATATTTACAAGTGTGAGGCTGGACTATGAGCACACGCGAAATATGGCTAAACGCTTGGGCTGATCGAGTCGCTTATTGCACAAAGTGTTCAGGCGATTATCCTGACGATCAAGCCTTGTTCATTGACGGTGTAGAGCATTGCCCACTTTGCAAGAGTGATGACGGCAAGCGTTACTACTACTGCGAGGAACACGGAAGCCCTGACGATAGTTGCGACCGATGACACACGATGAATTATTGGCAAAATTAAATTCAAGTCAAATTTTTGGCAAAAAATTTGGAGTAAAAGCGTATTTAGCCCTTTGTGCAATAGTGGAATTGCATAAGCCTGAATATTGGCAAAACCCAAATGTTCCAGAATGGAACGGCGCAAACTGCACCCATTGTTTAGAGGAACGGGGGGATTATATGTCACCTATTGAAGCGTCTTATCCCTGCCCTACTATCCAAGCCATTGAAAAGGAGTTGGTATGACAATTATTGAGGTCTGCCAAGAGTTTGACTGCGATTACCGCATTATTCACGAAGTTAATACTGACGGCTATATGGTCAATGGCGTTGTAGTTAAATCCCCGGCTAATGACTTGATGTTTAACCACAATCTATATCTACACTTAAAAGCTAATGGGGGAAGAAATGAATAGTTTGCAATTCTTAGCACTACTACAGAGCGCAATGGCTGATTTATTGTCAGCGTTGTTTTGGATTATGGGAGGTCACTAATGAACGAAGATGAGATGCGCCAAATCCGCGCTGAATACAAAATTGAAAAAGGCAAAGCAGTCAATGTGATCGAACTTGCCAAGAGATACGGCGTGTCGCAACTGACTATTCGAGAGATTGCTAAAGGTAAAAAGAATGGCTAACTACGAGTTTGAGTGTGAACTAGACGGCATTTACACCATTGAGTTTCCAATAGGTACTGCGCCTGAGAACGCTCCTTGCGCCGTATGCGGGGATTCTATGAAGCGTGTCTTTTCGACCTTTCGCCCAATCTTTAAGGGAGATGGGTGGGGTGGCGGCAGTTCAAGTGTCTAAATTTTGCGCTATCGGCCTATCACGATGAGCGACACATCGCTGAACCCCTGCCGTTATCAGGGGTTTGGCACTAAACTAGAACTGTCCACATCTTCTGAAAGGAAACGAAAATGGATACATTCAAGAGCTACACCTGCGAAGTTTTAATGAACCGGGGTAAGGCTGCCCGATAAGGGCTTGGCGCAGAATCCTTGTAATAGCCCTAGTGGTTGGATTTTGTCAGACAGTAAATGCTCAAGCCGCATTTGCTCCTAAAATGTTTGCTCAGCACCCAAGGATGTACGCAAAGCTACAGGTGCAAAACAAACAAGAGTTTGTCTGCCTAGATAAGTTGCTTACTCAGGAATCTCATTGGAATCCTAGAGCGCGCAATAAGTCATCAGGAGCGTATGGCATTTTTCAATTTATGCCTACGACTTGGGGGAACTACAAAGTTCACAAGACCTCAGATGCAATAAAGCAGATCAACTATGGCTTGCACTATATTTCTGTTCGCTACGGCTCTATATGTAGGGCTTGGACTCACGAACAGAAATTTGGCTGGTATTGAAACAAGAGATAGTTCGATTAGTAGAGGAAAGGGCTGGTCATTACTGCGAAACCTGCGGTAAGCCAGCCCTTGAATCTATGGCGTTGCACCACAGGAAACTCAAATCGCGTGGAGGCAAAGACTCGGTATCAAATCTCATCCGAGTTCACCATTCTTGCCACAATCTAGGAAATCATAGTATTCACGGCAATCCCTCTTTAGCCACAGAGCGCGGATGGATGGTCAGTAGTTGGGATGAACCCGAAAACGCCAAGATGCTTAGACCCGATGGTTGTTGGGTTTTACTTGGAAATGACGGCAGCGTACAGATCGTGTAATGTAATCTTTCCAAGACGAAAGGCAAAATTATGCAACTCAATCAAATTATTATCGAAGGCAATCTAGGGGCTGACCCTGAAATGAAGATGTTTAAGGAAGAAACACTTGCAACATTTTCTCTAGCTCATACTCCACGCACCAAAGTTAATGGTCAATATGAAGATGGAGATACAACTTGGTTTCGCGTAACCTTTTGGAATAGCAAGTCTGATGCCGTACTTGAGAACCTTAAGAAAGGTGATCGCGTTATGGTTATTGGCAAATTGACTCAATCTACTTACACCAACAAAGCCGGAGAAGTTAAGACTTCACTTGAGATTGCTGGCACTAATTTCTATATGACCGCTAAGACTCCTGCTCGCCAAGCACCTGTGGTTCACGCCAACAAGCAAGATTTTCTAACAGAACTACCTAATATGACTAGGGAGTTTCCAAATTGGTAGAAGAATTATGGGATACCGCTAAAGTTATTGAACACCTCGGTATCAACATTAACAATTTGCGCCAACTTCAATATCGCCGAACAATCGCGTGGGTAAAGAAGGAGGGCAAGAGAGTCTTTTATTCTGCAGACGATGTTAAGGCTTATAGAAAAGTCAGGGAGTCACGCAAAGCAGTAAAATGAATCCTATGATTATTGAGCGAGATGTAATTACGATTGCCGATATAGATGAAGCAATCGCGCATCTTGCTGTAATGCTCAAGGATCGGTATGGCAACAGGCTGACTCATCAACGCAAAGCGTTCTTAATGAGTGAAATGGACAGTCTGCTCGATGCTCGATTGGAGGCACTAGATGGAATTGCAAATGGTGGCGATAGAGAGTCTGACTCTCGACCCAAATAACGCACGAAAGCACTCAAAGCGTAATCTTGATGCGATCAAAGAAAGCCTAAGTAAGTTTGGTCAGCGCAAGCCAATAGTCGTACATAACGGCGTAGTAATTGCCGGCAATGGAACGCTAGAAGCCGCTAAAACTCTTGGCTGGAAAGAAATCGGTGTAAGCGTATGTCCTGATGATTGGGATAGCGATACCGCCAAGGCTTATGCGCTTGCAGACAATCGCTCATCTGAATTAGCTGAGTGGGATGAAAAGATACTTTCTACGCAACTGCTTGATCTTGACGATATGGGTTGGGCAATCGAATCTCTTGGGTTTGATAAACCATTACTTCCAGATTTTAAGCCTGAGGATATTGAGCAACCTCGTTTAGATCAGCGCGCTGCAACTATGTGTCCTCAATGTTCTTTTGAATGGCGAGTGGGCGCAAAGGGTGAAATTGAGCCTGTATGAGTCTTTTAATTGCACCTTGCTCGTTTGATGCTGCTAAATATGCAGTAATGAATTGGCACTATTCTCAACAAATGCCCATAGGCAAGTTAATTAGTTATGGTGTTTGGGAAGATGAAATTTATATTGGAGCTGTTTTGTATGGACGCGGTGCTTCACCTGAATTGGGCTCTGCTTACGGTTTAAGTCAGGTTGAGTGCTGTGAATTAGTCAGAGTTGCTCTAAATAAACACAAAGCATCTGTTAGTCAAATTGTAAGTCAGACTATAAAAAAATTAAAAGAAACAAACCCCGGATTGCGCTTAATTGTTAGTTTTGCAGACCCTGAGCACGACCACAAAGGCATAATTTATCAAGCAATGAATTGGATTTACTGCGGTCAAAGTTCGCCCAGCAAAGAGTATTACTACAAAGATAAATGGTTTCATTCAAGGATGCTTAGACCTACAGGTTTTGGCACAATTCCTGAAATTGCTAGATTGTCTAAAGAACAACAAAAGCAATTACCTACAAGAGAAATGAAAGGCAAATATCGTTATATTTACCCTTTAGACAAAGCAATAAGAAGAAGCGTTGATAAGTTACGCTTACCTTACCCATCTGCGGTTGAAGGCTCAATAGCGAGCCGCGACAATTCCGTTGTCGAGGTGCAAGTGCAATCCTTGCCAACCGCTCTAGAATCGTAATCCGATTATGAACGAAAATACTCCGAATGTCATCAAACTTGACCATAAAACCTTTGAGCGTGAGTTTCAGGTTTGGCAGTACCGGGTAGCAGGAGCGACCTTTGATCAGATCGCCAAGAAGTTAAATTACGCAGATGAATCAGGTGCTAGAGCCGCTTTCAAGCGTTATGTCAATCGCACGAAGGATGAAGTCCTCGCCAATGAGATACGCGAGCTACATAAGCAGAGATTAGATGTTGCGCTTTTGGCTATATGGCCCGCAGTAGAACGCGGTGACTTAGATGCGATTAAGGTTATGCTCAAGATATTAGAGCGCGATGCCAAGATGTTCGGCATAGATACGCCAGTCAAGACTGAGGTGGAGGTGACTACATACGATGGAATCTACCTACGAGAAAGCACAGAAAGGCTTATCGAGCAATTACAAGAGATTGAGGAAGCGGAGATTGTCTTGGGCAAAGGAATTAGCGCGCCCGGAGCAATTACCGAAACGGACTGAAGATTGGTCTATCTATCTCTATTTAGCAGGGCGAGGTGCGGGTAAGACTAGAACTGCTGCTGAATGGTTAGCGTGGGAAGCGACTACTCAAAATAACACGCGTTGGGCTATTGTCGCGCCTACCTTTGGCGATGTAAGAGATGTCTGCGCTGAGGGTGAATCAGGCATTATTAACATTTTGCGCGCTTATGGCTCACTACAACATTACAACCGATCACAAGGTTCGATCACTCTTAAAAATGGCTCACATATTAAACTTTTTTCAGCCGATGAACCTGACCGCCTGCGTGGCCCACAACATCACGGAGCGTGGTGCGATGAGCTAGCCGCGTGGAGATACCCTGACACTTGGGATCAACTTCAATTTGGTTTGCGCCTTGGAGATCATCCTCGAACTGTTATTACTACTACCCCGCGACCTGTTGCTTTGATTAGAAGCCTTGTAGAGCGCACCGATGGAACAGTCAAAGTAGTTCGAGGCTCAACATTTGACAACGCTGCTAATTTAGCCCCGCAAGCCCTATTAGAACTTCAAGCGCGTTATGCGGGTACTCGTATGGGCAGACAAGAACTATTCGGCGAGCTACTTACCGAGTCCGATTCAGCCCTATGGACTCGCGCTGTTATTGAAGATGCTCGGATTAAGCCCGAAGATGCACCGCCTTACTATCGCGTAGTTGTAGCGATTGACCCGGCGGTTACTAGTGGCGAGTCAAGCGATGAAACAGGCATAGTCGTAGCAGGTGCTACCCCGGATGGGCATTACTACATTCTTGAAGATGCCACTATGCGGGGAACGCCCGAAGCGTGGGCGCGTAAGGCCGTTGAGATGTTTCGCAAACACAAATGCGACAGAATTATTGGTGAAGCAAACAATGGTGGAGATATGATCGAAGCCTTGTTGCGCCAAGTAGATACAACTATCCCTTATCGCAAAGTAACAGCAACTAGGGGTAAAAAAGTTAGAGCTGAACCTGTATCTGCACTTAGCGAACAACTACGACTTCACATGGTTGGCAGTAACTTTACTCAACTTGAAGATCAGTTAGTTACTTGGGAAGCCGATAGCGATACATCTCCCGATCGTATGGATGCAATGGTGTGGGCTGTTACTGATTTGATGAGTAACTCAGGTGCGTTGCGCTCGCTTGCTGCAATGGCAGATTTCTGTCCATCTTGTAGATTGCCATTAGTTCGTGGAACAAAATTATGCCCACGCTGTAA